AAAGACAGTCAGGCATTGAAGGTTTGCAAGGCATTGGTCAAGTTGGGCAAGTAAGCCCGGCAATGACTGCTATAGGCCAAAACATTCCTAACATGGGCAAATATACAAAGCCTGTTACAGAGGCACTAGGCAAAATACCTTCAGCAGTTTTAGGTAAAACTTCTGGCATTATTGATCCTAAGGCTATCAATGTAGCGTATCAAGTTGGTAAGTCTGGATCGCCTGAGTTAAGTGCAGCATTGGCTGCCGGCAAAGAAATACCAATTATGCCTGAGTCACGCATGGTTTATAACTATGCCCGGCAATTAGGTTTACCTCACGACATAGCATCTACAGCAGAACATTATAATGCTAGTGAAAAAGGTGCTTGGGGTTTATGGAACGCAGCTAAAGCCGCAGGAACTAAATTCCCATCATTTGAAGATTTTTCTAAATTAAACTTACCAGAGCAAATTAAACTTGCAACACAAGCCGGTGTTGATTTAGGCACATATTTGCCACAAAATAAATTAGCTAAAGGTTTATTGGAAGGTGAAGGCATTATGGCCGGGGCATCAACACTTGGACACCTACCTGCCATATTAAAAGGTCTTGTTTCAGCAAAAATGCTTCCATTGGTAGCCTTACAATCACCTCGCATGGTTGGTAACATGGCCAAAGGTGCAGGGGCCACTGCTAGGGTTGCAGGTAAAGCTGCTCCGTATGCCAAGGCCGCAATAGGCGAATTGCCATTAAACCAAACAGCAGCAACATTAGCAAGACTGCTATCAAATCAAGAGGAGCAATAAATGGCACGCAACGGTTCAGGCACATACAACCTGCCAGCAGGTAATCCTGTTACGACAGGGACTACAATTTCATCAACATGGGCTAACACAACATTAAATGATATGGCAACAGCCATTACAGGGTCTGTAGCTTCTGACGGGCAAACAACGCCTTCTGCAAACCTTCCTATGGGTACATTTGCTCATACTAATGTAGGCAATGCCACTGTAAGAACTATGTATGCCTGTGCTGGTCAAGTTCAAGATGGAGTAATAACTTACCTTACAAGCGTATCAGGAACAGACACTATTACGGCTGTAGGCGCTGTAGGTATGACTGCCTATGTTGCTGGCCAAAGATTTACATTTATTGCTGCTAATACAAATACAGGTGTTGCTACACTTAACATCAACTCTATTAGTGCTAAAGCAATTACAAAATTTGGTGCTACGGCTATTGTAGCAGGTGATATTGTTGCAAATACAGCTTATGAAGTTATGTATGATGGAACTCAGTTTCAACTACTTAACCCATCATACTCATCAACAATAGCTACCGCCATTGCAAACGCAGGTGGTTGGAATATAACTCCAACAGGAACAACTTTATATTTTAATTACAATGGAACAAATGTAGGATCATTAGATTCATCAGGAAATTTTATAGTAATTGGCGATATAACTGCTTATGGCACAGTTTAAGGAATAATATATTATGGCTTTACCATCATCAGGGCCAATAACATTGGCAAATATTCAAACTGAATTTGGAGGATCAAATCCAATTAGTTTAAGTGAATATTATAAAGGAGGGGCTTATGTAAAAACTACAGATACTGCCCCAAATGTTCCTACATCAGGCGCTATTAGTATAGGTAATTTTTATGGAGCAGCAGTAAATGTTCAAGGACAAGCTGCGTACACTACGGCAGGTACATACACTTGGGTATGTCCATCTGGAGTAACTAGCGTTTCTGTATTGTGTGTAGGTGGTGGTGCTGGTGGCCCATGTCATGGTGGCGCTGGTGGAAATTCATATTTTATTTCTACTGGAACTATTTATGGTGGCGGTGGAGCTGCGTCTATTACTGGAGGAACTGGCGGTGGGACATACGCTGCTGGTGGTGGAAATGGCGGAAATGGCGGTAGCATACAAAACGGTGGTGGCGGTGGAGCTGGCGGATATACATCTGCTGGAGGAACTGGCTCGCAAGGGATATACTCTTACGGTGGAGGTGGCGGTGTAGGAATTTTAGGTGGGTCTGGTGGTGGCGGTGGCGGAGGCAGTGGTGGAGCTGGCGGTGCAACTGGCGGTGCTGCTGCTAGTGGAGGTGAAACTGGGCGAACTGATGGAAGTGGCGGTTTGTATGGTGGTGGCGCTGGTGGTGCTTGCGGACCAACTGCTAGAGGTGGTGGCGGTGGTGGCTTAAGGTATTCTACAAACTCAATACCTGTAACTCCAGGAACTGGATATACTGTAGTAGTTGGGGCAGGTCATCCAGCAGACCCAGGATATTTTCAAGCTGGCGGTGGTGGAGCGGTTAGAATTATATGGGGTTCTGGTCGCACTTACCCAAATACAAACACAGCTAATGTATAGGAAAAATAATGAATAAATTGTACATTAAAGTAATTGATGGGGTAATTATTGATCATCCTATGTTGTTTGAATCCGTTAAATATTTATATCCAGAATTTGATGGAATTAATCTTCCAGAAGAAATAAAAGAATTTACTAGAAAACCTATTCCTAGAAATATATATCCATTTCAAAAGGCTGAATGTTATTACGAATTTGATGGAAATATGGTAGTTGATGTTTGGGTTATTAAAGACAAAACAGAAGAAGAAAAATTAGATGTTATTAAAGGTTATGGAGAATTAAAAGAAGGCGAGTTTATAGATTCATTTACTGGAATTATAACAAGTCTAAATATAAATGAAGATGCAATAGTAATTACAAGATAATTTGTAATTTAATATAAAAATATTGATAAATTACAAAAGGATTTTAAGTCATATTATGGATCAAGGCATATTAAATATTGTCATAATGACAGCAGGGTCAGTTTTTGGTTGGATTCTTCGTATGTTGTGGACAGCCTCACAAGAACTAAAAGCTGATTTAGCAAAGCTTCGTGAAGAACTCCCTAAAGATTATGTTTCTAAAGACGATTACCGTCAAGATATTAAAGAACTTAAAGATATGATTAGCAAGTTGTTTGATATATTAGAATCACGCAGATGAATCAACAACAAAAATTAGAGGCATTATTTGACAAGTTAGTTGGTCAAAGAATTGAAGAGGTGGGTATTGACAACGATGAGTTTGTAATGTATACAGAGGATGGCACTTGCGTAGTGCTTTTCTCTGATGAGGACTTACAACTATATTATGAGCTTCCTGACAAAACCCACTAAGACACACTTCGTGTTGCCTGATGTCCAGGCTAAAGATGGCAATGATTTTACATTCCTAACCTGCATAGGTAAATACCTTGTAGACAAAAAGCCTGATGTAATTATATGTATAGGGGACTTCGCTGATATGGAGTCCCTTTCTTCTTATGATGTGGGCAAAAAGTCATTTGAAGGTCGTAGCTACCAAAAAGATATTTGGGCTGCTAGAGAGGCTATGGATGCCCTTCTACAGCCTATATATGACTACAACAAACAAGCCAAAAGTTTTAAACACAAACAATACAAGCCTCGTATGGTTTTAACCCTAGGCAACCATGAAGACCGTATTAATCGTGCCATTAATGAGGATAGAAAGCTAGACGGCCTTATCTCCATTGATGACTTGCCTTACCAAGATTGGGAAGTTATCCCATTCTTACAGGTTATCGTCATTGACGGTATAGCTTACGCTCACTACTTTACATCGGGTGCTATGGGCAGGCCTATTGGCTCTAGTGCAGCACTATTGTCTAAAAAGCACATGAGCTGCTTTGCTGGTCATCAACAAGGTAGACAAATCTCTTACGCTATGAAAGCTAATGGCCAAGAGATGACAGCCATTATCTGTGGGTCATGCTACGAGCATAATGAGGACTATTTAGGCGCTCAAGGTAACAATCACTTTCGTGGGTGCTATATGCTATACGATGTAGAGGATGGCCGTTTTGACGAATTGCCACTAACACTTAAATATCTTAAGAGTAAGTATGCCTAGCCCTTCGGGGCTTTTTTTGTAGGTAAAATATGAAACAGATTAAGCTATGTGAGTGTTGCGGTGAGCCTTATGAGATAGACGATGCTGACATAGACTTTCATGTCTGCCATGAGTGTAATGTATACGATGAAGATTTAATTGGAATTATTGATATTGAGGATGAGATATAATGGCTGACCCATTAGATTTTTTTAAAAGAACAAGGGATTTATATCCTGGTGAAGACCAGTATTTCAAATCTAATCCACAAGTAGGTGGCATGGCTACTGAAGACCAGTATGTAGTTTTAAATCCATACTCAAAATTATCCCCACAAGAAAAATCTGCTGTTCATGTTAATGAGGCTGCTCGTTTATATATGAATAAAAATGGTGTGCCAAATGTAAGTTTAACTAGAGAACAAGAGCAAAATCTTTCTGGACTTGGTGCATACGCTAATGCTGACCCACAGTATAGAAAAGCCACTATGATGGCTAGAATACTGTCTGGAGATAAAACTGGAGGAATTCCTACAATGGAGCAATCTGAAGCCTTAAAACCAATGTTATTTTTAAAGGATTTAATGAAATGATAGGTGAATTTATAGCAACATTGTTTTTAGCTCGTGATGTAGCACACAGAGAACATTTACGCACTAAAAGTTATTCTCAACACAAAGCATTAGGCCACTTCTATGAGGACATAGCAGGTTTGGCTGACAAGCTAACAGAAGCCTACCAAGGCCGTCATGGCATCATTAAAGAGATACCTATACTGACCGAAGAAGAAAAGTATAAAGAGCCTATCTATTGCATAGCTGAGAAACTAGCCTATGTTGAGAAGAATCGTTACAAGTGCATACCTAAAGATGACTCTGCGTTACAGAACATTGTGGACGAAATAATAGGTGAATTCTTGAGCCTAATCTACAAGCTGGAAAACCTTAAATGAAGTTGAGCGAGCATTTTACGCTTGAGGAGCTAACCTTCTCACAAACAGCAGTTCGCAGTGGCATTAACAACAACCCATCCCAAGCAGTTAAAAACAATTTAAAAACACTAGCTGACAACCTTGAGAAAATACGCACATTTTTAGGCCATCCATTACGGATCAGCTCTGCCTTTCGTTGCATGGAACTTAATCGCAAAATAGGCGGTTCAGTAAACTCTGCTCACATGGACGGTCTAGCTGCTGACTTTACTTGTGCTAAATTTGGCAAACCTATTGATGTAGTAAAAGCATTATTTAAGTCAGGCATTAAAGTAGATCAGGTAATTGAGGAAGGCACATGGGTTCATGTATCGTTTGACCCTAAAATGCGTCAGCAATTCTTAACAGCCACTTTTATAAACGGCAAACCATCTTACAAACCCTTTAAGGAGTAGTTATGAAAGCATTTTTATTGGCTCGTGGCAAAGAATCATCTACATGGAGGGGTTTAGTAGCCCTTTTAACAGCCGTAGGCTTGACTTTATCACCAGAGCAAGGTGAAGCTATTGTTGCACTTGGTTTAAGCGTTATAGGCGCTTTAGGCGTGTTTACAGCAGACAAATGAAATACCTATTGGCAATCATAGATCGGCTGCTTGCTCTATACCAAGGGTGGGCAGCTAAAAGGGAGCAGAAAGATGTGCAACAAGAGAGTGAGCAAATTGAGGCAGCTCCTGCTGATTGGTTTGAGCAGCACTTTGATAGCTTGCACGACTACCATGCCAAAGCCATATCCCCTCAAACCGACCCTCAACATCCAAAAGATTGATGGCGGTATGTGTCTAAGTAAAGAGGACACAGCAAAGCTTGGTAAATATATATTGGAATTAGAAAGGCGCTAATGGCAGACCGTAAAAAACTAGCTAAAGCATTGCTTGGCGAAACTAACTTTGCAGGGCAACCTGTACCAGGCTGGATTGATGCTAAATCCCTAGCAGAGCAAGAGGCCATCAAACGCTATGGCAAAGACACAGAGCATAATGGTGCTGCTGACGCATTTAGGCATTTAGTTTGGTCCGGCATGGCTGCTAAAAAATACGGTAATGCGTTACCTACTGCAATGGGTGCGTTTCATGAGTTTATTGAGCCTGGGCAACCTGAAGCCGAAGCTAACATGGACGC